CTATACCACTAACCCTGATAACCCGATAGAGGGACAGCTGTGGTATAATACAACGGCTAATACTGCTAGGTATCAAGTATTTAATAGATTAACTTCTTGGAGAACAGACCTTAATATAAATACTGCTAGATCATTTGGAGGTTCTGCGGGAGGTCCAACATCTGCTTTATATTTTGGTGGATCACCAAGCACAGCACAAACAGAATCATATAACGGTTCATCATGGACAGAAGTTGCAGATTTAATACAAATAAGAAGTGGTATGGGAAGTGTTGGAGCTGATAATACATCTGCATTAAGTATAGGTGGTGAAGAACCATCAACTAATACTGCAAAAGTAGAATCTTGGAATGGAACATCTTGGACAGAAACTGGTGATATAAACACTGCTAGAAGATTTGGATGGTCTGCAGGAACAAAAGATCTCGCAATTTATGCAGGTGGATACACAAGTACAACCGTTACAAATAATGAACAATGGAACGGTTCAGCTTGGACTGCAGTAGGAGTTTTAAATACAGCTAAAAGAAATTTTGGAGGAACTGGTGAATTATATACCTCAGCCATAGTTGCAGGTGGTAAAAATACAGGATTATTAGCTGCTTCCGAATCTTGGAATGGAACTGCTTGGACAGAAACAGCAGATTTAAATGATTCACGAGAAAATCTTACTGTTACAGGTACAACTAATACAAATGCTTTAGTAGCTGGTGGAGAATCACCAGGGGCTACAGCTAACACAGAAACATGGAACGGTACCTCTTGGTCAGAAGTTGCAAATTTAAATACAGCAAGATATTCTATGGGTGGTGCAGGATCTAATACTGCAACATTTGCTTTTGGTGGAACAACTGGATCATTTTCAGCATTAACTGAACAATGGAGCACAACTCAACCTATTGGAGCATGGGCTTCAAGTGGAAGCTTAACTACTGCAAGAAGTCAAGCTGCAGGATCAGGCACAGAAACAGCCGGTTTAGCATTTGGTGGACAAACTTCTCCTGGAGCAGTATCAGCATTAAATGAAAAATATAATGGATCTACTTGGTCTGAGGATGCAGATTTAACTACGGCTAGAAGAACAATAGCTGGAAGTGGAACTCAAACTTCATCAATAGCTTTTGGAGGAAATACTAATCCTAGTAGTGCTACACCTTCAGCACTATCAGAAGAATGGAATGGAACTTCTTGGTCAGAAACAGCAGATTTAAACACAGCTAGATTTGGTTTAGCTGGAGCAGGTGCAGATAAAGAATCAGCTATAGCTTTTGGAGGAGGATACCCTGCTGTAAGATCAGAAACAGAAGAATGGAATGGAACTAGTTGGGCAGAAACAGCTGATTTAAATACTGCAAGAGATTATCCAGGTGGAATGGGTACTAGAGAATCAGCACTAGCTTTTGGAGGAGAGGTTACAAACGCAGTGGCAAATACAGAATCTTGGAATGGTACAAGTTGGACTGAAATAAATGATTTAAATAATGCAAGAGGTGGAATTAGTGGTGCAGGAGAAGCTACAAGCGGGTTAGCTTTTGGAGGCGAAGGCGGATCACCTGCTTCACCAAAAGCCTTTACAGAAGATTGGAATGGTGCTTCTTGGGTTGAAGTTGCAGACTTGTCAACAGCTAGAAGATTTACAGCTGCTTCTGGAGATTTAAATAATGCAGTTGCTGCTGGTGGTCAAGAACCAGTTACAGGAGTAACAGAAGAATGGACTAATTTTACAACTACAAATAAAACAATAGATACGGATTAATTATGGCAAAATATAAAAATATAAGAGGAACTCACGTAGTAACGGTAGCAAACGATCCACCTGCACCTGTTAATGGGCAGATGTGGTATAACACGACAACTCAGGTTATGAAAGGATTTACATCTAATCCTGCAGGAACTTGGTCTAGTGGTACTGCATTAAATACTGCTAGAGGTTACGCGGGTGGTGTTGGAATAAAAACTGCTGCTTTAGTTTTTGGTGGTGGACCACCTCCTGCACCTTCAGCGATAGGAAATACAGAAAAATGGAATGGTAGTACTTGGACTGAAACTGGAGATTTAAATACTAATAGAGCATTCGTTGCAGGTGGAGGTACATATACAAGTGCTTTAGCATCTGGTGGAGATCAGTTATCAGGAGTTACTGAATCTTGGGGTGGAACAACTTGGTCAAATGTTACATCAGCACCTGGAGGTAAACCTTCACAAGGAGCTGCGGGAGCTGACAATGAAGAATTAATTATCTGGGGAGGAACTCCACCAGCTACTGATAATGAATATTGGAATGGTTCAGCTTGGACTGAAGTTGCAGATTTAAATCGTAGTGTAAAAACTGGAGGCTCTGCAGGTACTTATGCAGCGGCATTATCTTTTGCTGGAATAACAGGACCAAACACAACAACTGCTCAAACAGAATCTTGGAATGGAACTTGTTGGTCAAATGTAGCTGACTGTAATACTGCAAGAAGATATCCAAATAACTATAGTTGTGGAACTAGTACTTCTGCTTTATTAATAGGTGGTGATGTTCCACCTGCAACTGGTAAAACAGAATCTTGGAATGGAACTAGTTGGACTGAGACAGGCGATATGTCTTTAGCTAGAACAGGATCATCAACAGCGTGTGCAGATAATGGATCAGGACTTGCTGCTGGTAATGGACCAATTGTAACAACTGTTGAAGAATTTGTAGCACCTACAACTAGCACAGTAACATTTACAGCTTCTTAATACTTGTAATATATTTTAAATAATATATATTAGTCTTAACTATAAAGGATAAAGATATGAAAAAAGACGTTAAAGAAGTTATACAAGGTGAAGAACCTCATTTAAATAATTTATTATCAACAGAAGA